TTCCATAATTGCTTTTGTTGCATCAATTAAGGCTTGAGATACTAGTGATTTAGTAAACATTATTTTGCTCCTGTCTTTTTCTTTTTCTTGATAGTTATACCCGATTGTCCATACTTATCCGCTGGCAATTCTAGAGGTTCTTTATTGCTTGCACCACCTAGAGTTCCACTGACGCCAGCTTCACCAGATAGTCCAAAATCAAAGATAGATTCTCTAAACTTCTTCAAACCTTTTTTCTTTTCTGCTAATGGGTTAGGACTCACCATTCTAGGTTTACCAGCAAAGTCTGCAACATCATCATTATTAAATTCTGTTGCCTCCCTATATGTAGAATCTCCAACACCTGCACTTGCGGATGCTGGTGATGCTCTAGTATCAAATGTTGAACCAACACCATCAGCTGCACCAATTTTGGATGCACTCAAAGATTTGTTACCATTTCTACGCAATCTTTCTTTGTTTGCGTCCATGTTAAAACGGTTTTCTTTTGGTTCAGGATTTTTAGTCAAAACAGGACTAGATTCGGTGTATGTATTGCCTCCACCATTACCAATCCAAGCTGAATAATTTTTATTTTGCTTAATATCTCCGTCACGAACATCATCTATTTTACCTAATTTAGCAGCAAATTGCATTACAGGACTGTTATTATCTCTGATAACTTTAAAACCTTTGCTTCTCAAATTATCTTTTTGAATATTTTTAGCATTCTTTTCTTCATACAAATTCAAAAATCTATTAGATTCATTGTATACTGATTCACCTAGAAAGCTAGATGTTTCTTTATACAAATCGGTTATTTCTTCCGATTCTTCTTCTAAACTATTGCTATTATCAAACCTTACAAAGTTTTCAAACAACTCAGTAAAGACCTGAACATTTTTATGTGCTTTTTCCCATTTGTTTTGACGGACAGATTCTTCCATCATTCTATTCAAAAGAGAATTGCGTTCTTTACTAACTCTGTTTGTTGTGTCCACAAAAATCATCATTGTTTCATAACCTAAATCTTCCAATTCTTCTTTGACGAAGCCAATTCTTTCTAAATCATCGGCAGGTCCATTAATGATTAATGGTCCACGTGTTCTTACTGCCTCAAATCTAGGATTCATAGACTTCATGGCCAATTTGTGTTTGTCGTTAAGAATATCACAGACTTGAGTAAAATTTAATTCTACTGCTCTAGATTCTGCAATTGCTTCACGCAATACAACATCTTTGCCAGAACCAGGTCCGCCAGTCACAAAGATAGCTTTATGATGGCCATGTGAATAACTTTCATGCAAACCCATGCCTTTACGGACATCTTTCATCAATTCTCTTGCATGTTCATCTTTAACATGATGTGGAACACCTTGTCTAAAAGAAGAAAAATCATTATTTTTAGCATGTTCACGCATCTTGGTACCAGACATACCTTCAGAACCTTCAGCGTCAGGATCACGGTGACCAGCAGAATGTACTGTAATATGTTTGAAATTATAATGACCGTGACCTGCTTTTACACCATTGTATTTGTGCAATAGTGAGTGCATTTCTTTAACACGGTCTGAACCTGCAATAACATGTAAATGTTCTGCACCTTGAGCATGTAACTTAGCTGCATGGTGCATAATTGTTGGATGCTCTTTAGAAGAAGTTTCAAAATGTGTACCTGGTGAATACCTCTTTAGATGTTTAATTTTTTGTTCACCAGATAATGGATTTTTTTTAGCATCTTGTGAATGAGATACAACCACAGTATGTGGTGCTTTGTGTTTGGCAGCAACTTCACGCACTTTGTCAATTAACTTCAAATGGCCGGTCGTAGGAGGATTCATGCGACCAAAAGCCATAACCGCATGTTTCTCTTTTGCTGCTTCTTCTTCAATAATCTGTAGGAATGACTTCATTTTCTGACTTTAAGTAAATTAGCTCTTGCAAATTCTGCTCTATTGACCAATTTAGTTGGTTCTCCTGCATGATTAACAACAAAACCTTCTGGTCCAGTTTTCTTACCATCAATATGATGTTCTAATCCACCTTCGTGATGTTGCAACACATCTACTAATTTATTTTTTGCTTTTTGCAAATGGCTGTGCATCTTTAGCAAATTATCATAATGCGTTTTATTAGCTTCAATATGTTTTGTATGTGGTTCAGCTTCTTTTTCTCTTTTAACAATTCCAGCTGGCGTTTTTAATTTTAGTGCAGCCTTCTTATACTTATCAGCAATGTGTTTTTTCAATCCTTCAGTATTAGGATTCTCACCTGTACGAACTGTATGATTGATATATGTACTAAGATGACCCGTTTCACCCATATGACTAGTTGCTATATGATTGTACATGTCAGGATGTGCATTATGAATTTTTTCAGCAGCAGTCATGTGCTTCATAAACTCATTTTGGTCTTTATCTGAATAATGAACTTGTCTTGTATCATGGTTTGGTGATTTTTGCCAAACGTCAGGATGTTGTTTGAAGTTATGTAAATCAGGATGTGGATCAGCCTTCATGGAACTAATGTCGTTGCCATGATATTGAGTATGTGTCACAATACCTAATTTAGACTTTTTAACCTTATCAGCCTCATCACCTTTGGCAGTATAAGTGATGGTGTTAGGAGTAAATGATACTTTACCACCTGGTTTATGTTGCAAATCTTCACCTGAGTGCATGATGTCGCCTTGATATACACCAGTCTTAGGTGTAACTTTCTTCAAGTGATTCAATGCAGCATGGAGTTTATCCATAAGACCTGGAGCGTGTCCATGATTCTTTAGAATATCAGCATGAGTATAATTAAGTTTAGGTGTCTTATTAAATGCGGATTTTGATGCCACAAAGAACTTACCATTCTCTGGATGATGGCCAAATACCACAGAAGGAGAACCATCGTATTTCATTGTCAATGCAGAACTATTACCACCAGATTTAATGTGGTTATGTGCCTGCATTAATGCACCTTTAGCGTGTTCAAATCCTTTAGCGCCATGGAATAATGGTCTATCCTCAGCATGATGAATGTGCTTCAGCTTAGAACCTTCTTCGGCCTCTGCTTCTTCTCTCAGAAATGTGGTAAAACTTTTCATGTTTCCTTGGACTTGCAATACACTTTGATTGCCATAAAGTTATTTATACAACTTTTTACTTCATGTCACCAATTCGTAAAAAGATTGAGGAGAATACATAGTCAGTAACTTTCAACCTGACCATTACCTGCCAACCATCCAGAAACGTGTATTTTGTCAAATTCAACTAGATATTCTTTTGGAATATTAAGAAAATGGGCATGTTCAAAGTCCATGTATTGATACAATGGTACATTTTTGATACAAACTTCCATATAATTCTCAATTAAAGATGGACAAAAAGAGAACATTCTAGTGATTAATAAGTGTGTAGCACCATGTGTCACATGTCCCATCCATGTTGGAATACGTTTTTTGAACACATATTTGCCGAACATGTCATCGTAAGCACTAATATCAAAGCCATCTTCCAACAAAGAGCGTCCAGATATCTTAAAAATTCTTTTGACTTCTTTCATAAATGGCTGTTGCCTAAGAATGGCAAAAGCATTAAACGATAATGCACCTTCAGCCCATGATTGCATACCTTTGGATGAATAATCATGCACTTCTGGAACTTTATTCATATCCATAAAGTAATCACACTTAGATACAAGCATCTCGGTTTCTTCTCTGGTGAAATGATAAAGTGATGCATCAGCTAAGACAATGATAGCGTCTGGTACCTTCTGTCTTATGGAATCCAAGGTTTGTATTGTTTGGTCAAATCTTTGATTGTGGTTATAGAACCTGACGTTCAAAGATTTGATGGCGGAAGTAACAAAGAACATATTTTTATTTGGAATCATAATACTTTTCTCTTAATTTATCCACATAATCACTGCAAACGGCATGGATGTTATTATACTCTATTTCCATTTTTTTGTCAAGAGCCTCTGGCATAACTAAAATGCTACGAGTCGTTAATTCTTTACCTGGATAAGTCCAAATATACTTATTACTGGTCAATGCAAAATCATCCTCTTGATGCCAGAAGTAAGTAAAATCAGTTGTGGTTAACCATCTTAATGCACCTAAATTCTTAGCATGAATCCATAAACCGTAATATGCATGGTATTTTTGTAGCCACTCAAGCGTGACTGCATAATCTGGTCTATCGTGGCCAAGATATAGGTCGGAATTTGTAACCCAAAGGTCAATCTCACATTCAAAACCATCGTTCAAAGCCTTTTCGATTTGCTCAGGCCTGTTTTCTAAGTTGACATCAGGTCCTTTGGTTAGACCTCTATGTGCAATAAACTTCATAGATATAACCCCAAAGTATCACTATTGCGTTCTATATTGATAGCTTCTGCTCTTGGATATGGATTACCAATGTCAAAGTCATTAATCAATATGCGTTTAGCATTATTCAATCCGACTATGAGTGTATAATTAGTGAAACCTAACTTCTTCAACATTGCATCAGTTATATCAAAAGTCTCTTTTTCTCTGGATGTAGTAAAGATGAATGTTGAACCCTTTTGTTGTAGTTGTAGTAACCTAGATACATTTTTAGACAATTCTATTGGTTCTTTATCGTAAGAATTTTCACCAACACGGCTTTGTGCTTTGATGATTGTGCCATCAATATCACAAAAGATTACTGGCTTGTCATTATACTCAAACCATTCTTTAGATGTACCAACGTCAACATAATTCTTAGAATCATTTTCAACAAAGATGTGACCATTCTGTAACATCACTGAAATGACATCAGATACGAATACTTCTCTCTCTTGTGAGATGGACTCAAAGGCCTTTTTGTAATCTGCAACAGATTCAAACTTATAACCACCAACACAGAACTTATTGGAGACAACTCGCTTCTCTATAATACTCGTAACAATGCCTTGTTCATTTGAAATGACAAAACTCTTAGCTCTAAGTCTATTGAGAACTTCATGGTCTGCCACATTAGATGTACAAATGTAATTACCTGATTTAGTTGTATGTTCAAAGAAACTGTCACAATCTTTTACCATAAACTCACCTTCGGTGATATTTGCTAGTTGAAGAATCTGATAAACAGTTTCAGCAGGACCTTTTGTTACCTGTGGAATAATGACAACTTTTACTTTGTCTCCCATTTCATGCTTGATGAAACTGGTTGAATTGTATTTCTCA